CCCATTCCATGGTTCAACAAACACGTGAATATTAATAAAAAGCAATCAGCATTGCAAGAAACAGAAAGTACTAACTATGTTATTGGCGTAATGAGTGACGTAGTTGATTATGAGGAGTTACCAATATTATGATAGAAAAAGACATTAGAAAACAATTAAACATGATTAACGAGTCTATGCAAATTAGTGAAGACTCGGTAACAACATTTGCCGCACTAGCGCATGAAGAATGGCGTAAAAATTATGATCCGTCTGGCACGAAACCTAGGATCAAAAAAAACAGTGACGGAACTGAAGGTGATATTAATCAATCTTTTAATAAAATACATCCAGATTGGCAAAAAGAAAATCTAGCGGCTGGACAAGCGGCACTTGAAGCAGTCAAAAGATTTTCAAATGATGAAGAAAAGGCTGCTGAGTTTATTCATATTCAATGGATGAGACGTAATCCAAAGGCAGATTATAATGCCGCACAACATGTACCTTATGAACAACTTCCGGAAGAAGAAAAAGAAAAAGATAGAGTACACGTAAGAACAATGAAAAAAATATTAGGACAACGATAATGAAAGCAATTGTATGGAGTAAGTATCACTGCCCTTATTGCGACCAAGCAAAAGCATTACTAACAAGTCGGGGTATTGAATTTGAAGAACGCAAGATTGGTGATGGATTTACTAAAGAAGAATTATTAGAAGCAGTTCCAACTGCCCGCACAGTACCGCAAATCTTCTTAGATGGAGAATTAATCGGTGGGTTTAATGAACTCAGAACAAAATTAACAGAAAGCGTATGATGCAAGTTGGAAAAATTTACACATTTAAGTTGAACAGTGGTGAAGAATTAATCGCTAAAGTAATAGAAAATACAGGTGGCGGATATATTACTATTTCAGAACCTGTAAGTATAGCACCCTCACAGCAAGGGATGCAAATGATTCCTAGTATTTTTACCGGAGATCCTGGAGCAAATGTTACACTAAATACTAATAGTGTTACTCTTTATAGCGATACCGAAGATAGTATCAAAGACAAGTATATTGAGGCAACTACGGGTATTAAATTACCGGATAAAAAAATTATATTAGGGTAAAATGGAAATTGGCGGTGGGGTACAATTTACTGCAGGAATGAACGTAACGGGTATATTTTCTATACCCGAAGCACCTACGTCTATTACCGCTAGTAGAAACAGTAGCCTAGCTGTCCCCGGTGATGTAACTAGCGCAACAGTAACATTTGTTGCACCCACACAACCATTCGGAGTTGATGCACAAGTATCAACATATACTGCAACAAGTACTCCGGAAAGTATTGTTGGAACTATTAATCAATCAACTGCCGGACCTATCACTGTAAGTGGTTTAACTAGTACTACTAATTATACATTTGTGGTAACTGCTACTAATAGAGCAGGAACTAGTCCAAATAGTATCACTAGTAATAGCATAGGTAGTTTGCCTCTTAATACAGTAACACCAGTATTAACCGGTACTACAACCGTAGGACAAACACTAACTACAACATCGGGCACATGGACTGGTAGTCCTACGCCAACGTTGGCATATCAATGGCAACGTGCCGGAGTTGATATTTCGGGAGCAACTAGTAGTACACATATACTAGTGAGTAGTGATGCAGGAAATACAATACGTTGTGCTATCACTGCAACCAATAGTACAGGTGCAGTTACACAAAACTCTAATACAACAACTGCAATTAATTGGATGCCTAATAATACAGTTGCACCAGTGGTGTCGGGTACTACACAAGTTGGCTATACATTAACTACAACAGATGGTACTTGGACTGGTTATCCAACACCAATACTTACATATCAATGGCAACGTGCAGGTGTTAATATTGGTAGCGGGTACGCAACTAGTAGTACATATACACTAGTGAGTGGTGATGCCGGTACTGTTATAAGATGTGTAGTTACCGGTACAAATGTATTAGGGCCAATTAGTGCAAACTCTAATGCAACCTCTGCTATTGTATGGCAACCAATTAATACTATTGCACCAGCAATCACAGGTACAACAACAGTTGGACAAACATTGTCAGTATCAACCGGTACATGGACGGGTTATCCAACACCAACATTTGCGTATCAATGGCAACGTGCCGGAGTTAACATTGCAAGTGCAACAAATAACACATATACATTGGTAAATACTGATGCTGGAAACACTATACGATGCATAGTTACTGCTACCAATACAGTAGATAGTGTTACACAAAACTCCAATACAACAACTGCAATTAATTGGATGCCAGCTAATACCGTGGCACCGGTCGTATCAGGTACTACGCAAGTTGGCTATACACTAACTACAACAAATGGTACATGGACTGGTTATCCAACACCAACATTCACGTATCAATGGCAACGTGCGGGTGTTAACATTGCAAGTGCAAATAATAGTACATATACTTTAGTAGGTAGTGATGCAAGTTATGTTATACGATGTGTAGTTACCGGTACAAATGTATTGGGGCCAATTAGTGCAAATTCTAACGCAACATCTGCTATTGTATGGCAACCAATTAACACATTGGCACCTGCTGTAACTGGTACACCCGTACAAGGTTATACACTAACTACAACAAATGGTACATGGACTGGTTATCCAACACCAACGTTTACATACCAATGGCAAAGTGCCGGGGTCGACATTACAGGTGCAACTAGTAGCACATACATATTAGCTAGTTCAGATTTAGGAAACACTATACGTTGTATAGTCACAGCTACCAACTCAGTCACTAGTGTAACTGCTAATTCCAATAGTACATCTATTGTAAGTAGTACCCCAGTAAATACAGTAGCACCAGCAGTTACTGGTACAGAAGCAGTTGGACAAGTATTATCTACTACTGACGGAACATGGACCGGTACACCTACACCAACGTTTACATATCAATGGCAACGTGCGAGTGTTAATATCAGCGGGGAAACTAGTGCAACATATACTCTAGTAAATGCAGATGCAGGAAGCACAATACGTTGTGTTGTTACCGCATCTAATACAGCTACAAGTTTGATTGGTGTAGTTACTGCTAATTCTAATAGTACCGGTATAGTTACTGGCCCACCTGTTAACTACGTAACTCCTGCAATTATAGGTACTACAGTGCTTGGCTTAGATTTAACATGTACCACTGGTTCATGGTATGGTTATCCAACTCTAACGTTTACATTTCAATGGCAACGTTCCGGGGTTGATATAGCTAGCGCAACAAATAATACATATACAATATTGGCTCAGGATGTCAGCACATCAATTACATGTATTGTTACTGCTACAAATGCTATAAGCACAAGCACTGTCACTAGTAATTCAGTTACACCGTCTATAGCTAGTTATTCTGTTATATCAGATGGGGGAACCGGTAGTAGAGGCTCTATTTTTATGGCCAACAATTCTGCATATGGTTTAAGAAATAATTTAACGATTGAATTTTGGATTAGATTGAATACTGGATCCAGAAATTCACTTGAAGTAATTCTCAGTCCTAGTAGTCTCAATAATCCGGCACAATTTATATCAATCGATAGTTCAAATCGTATCGGAATAGGTCCAGTATACACCCCGGCGGGAAGTGGGTTAGGTGCTAAAAGTGTTAATTCTCTAACTAGAGATGACTCAACATGGCAACATGTAGCAGTAGTAGTATCATCGGGTAATTTAAAGTTATTTGTTAACGGCACATTGTGGACTTTAACTGGTACTACTACTGGCTGGAATACAGGATCTGTAACAGTATCAATGACGTTATTCAATTATGCTGGTGGAGGTAACTATTACCTTAAGGGTTCATTATCAAATATGAGAATAACTAAGGATACGGTCTTATATACTGGCGCCTTTACTCCACCAGCAAATCCATTAACAATATCTACCGTAGGAACAACTGGCGCTAACGTATATAACGGTGCGTTGAGTTCTACTGTAGTGTTCTTAGGACTCAACACAACCAATACTAACAATGATGATTCTAATTACGGAGTACTAACTACAAACAATCCATCGTTTATTCGCTATTCAACATCTAATCCGTTTACTGAAATAGCGCCCGGAGAACAAGTATATACTACATCGGGTACTTACACATGGATAGCACCTGCTTATGTAACTGAAATTTCAGTAGTTGCTGTTGGTGGCGGTGGAAGCGGCGGACCTGGGCATATTAATGGTGCTTTTGGAGGAGACGGTGGGTATCTAGCATATAGAAATAATATAACAGTCATCCCGGGTTCTCCGTATACCATAGTAGTTGGAGCCGGTGGTGAGGCAGTAAATTATATAAAAAATAATGGTAGTAACAGTTCTATATCATTAAACAGTACTGCTATTTGTTTAGCACTGGGCGGTGGTCAAGGTGGATCTGCTGGTATAGCAGAACAGACTTCTTATGCTGGTGGCGGAGGTGGTACTATAGGTGGTGGCGATACACAATATAACGGAGGTGGCGGTGGCGCTGGCGGATATGCCGGTATCGGTGGAGTAGGCGGTAGTTTGTCTAGTAACCAGAATGGCGGTATACCTGCATCAAACAGTGGTGGAGGCCGGGGTGGTGCCTATGGTAATAACGTCGGTGCAACAGGTGGAGGTGGTGTGGGTATATATGGTAAGGGTCTAGATGGATCAGGTTCAGGAATCGGCGGAAGTGCCGGAAGTGGCAGTACAAATGGTACGAAAAACGTTGCCCCGGATGCTGGTGTGGGCGGTACCGGTGGCAATTTTGGTGGAGGAGGAGGCGGGGGCGATTGGATTAATAGCGGTGGATATGCCTTACGAGGTGGCGCCGGCGGCTCGGGCGCCGTACGTATTATTTGGAGAGGCAGACGATTCTATGACTCAACTAGAGCATTCCCGTCTACATTAGCCGAAACTATATAATAGTTTCATTAGTCTAGTTTAAAAACAGACTAAATATACTATAAGGATTTATAATGGCACAAGTAAGTCGCAAGGGCGATGCAAATCAAACTGGTGGAAAATTAGAACGTGGTGCAGACCATGTGTTTGTTAACGGGAAACCAATAGCATTACATGTTAGTAGAATCAGCCCCCACGCTCCATGGGGAACACCACATCCACCCCACGAATCAGCTACTACTACAGAAGGTAGTCCTACTGTATTTGCAGAAGGTGTGCCAGTCGTTAGAATAGGATCAGGAAACAGTTGCGGTCATAGTATCGTTGAAGGAAGTCCTGATGTGTTTGTCCCATGAGTTTATCAGGTAAATATAGTCCATTAAATCTAAATTGTTTAGGATCATTTATACGGAACGAAGGTTTATGCATAAATCCTAAAACAACAGAATATATCGGTACGGTTAATAGTATAGGGAGTTATACTAAAGGTACACTAACATATGACACTGCAATCTCACTAACTTCAGACTTATATAATAGGGCATTCGAATTAACATATGCTACCATTGTTGCCGGAACATTTACAAATCTTACTACATATACTATTAAAACTGTAGGAACTACAGACTTTACATTAATAGGTGCATCAAGCAATACAATAGGTACACGATTCACTGCATTAGGCCCGGGAACTGGTACTGGCACAGCAGTGCGTGAATCGGGTGGAGGATCTATACCGGTATCAACTTATTTGAATCTCATAACTATGGGTTCAGAGTATACCCCGTTATTAACTAATACTAAACCAGCAGGTTATATACGTGAATACAACGCAACTACTGCACGTTATGGATTCTTGGGTTTGTTCGCCGTACAAGCATTCAACGAATTCTATATAAACAACGGTTCATACAGTGATTTCTTTAACGTAGTAAGCACTTGCTTATCATTCAAAAAACAAAGTAATAAAGTTATTGGTAGTTTTGCTAAAGCAGGTACATTCTTAGACGGTGCATATAGTAATATGAATGACTTGATTACCGGTGATATAGCCGGCGTCAATTTAAGTACATTCTTTTGGGGTCAAGACTTAATCGCTAGTGGTAGAGTAATAGATTTATTTAATATAGATAAATTTGGTAATCCTGATGTACTGTTAAGAACTATCTACAAAAACAAAGCACTAACACGTGCCTTGAACTTGGCATTATTAACAGCCGGTCTATCTACGAATGACATTAATAATATAATGAATGGATTAGAGGCTACCAAAGAACAACAAAAATTAATATATGCTAGTTTTAATCTTATACTAAACAATGATTTACTAGATGTATTGATACCCATGAATTGTCAAACCGCAAACTTACAATCATTAGCTGATTTATTAGATCCTAAAAAACTATTCCCTAATAGTTATATGAGTTTAACATTTCCAGAATATAATGATAAGCCTAATCTACCAACTAATAGCAAAACATACTATCTATTATATCGTAACGGTCAGGTTAATAAGGTGCAAACATTAAGTTACGGGGATAGATTACGTAATATAATGCCCGATGAATTGGCATATGCATGTGATTCATTCAGTAAAACAATGATGCAAATTAAAAACATCAAAGCAGTTAATATTGAAAAGTTTGCTCAAGTAGTAACTAATTTAGAAAATGTTAATGGCTTAAATGTTAATGGCACAAATGTTCCTACTAATACTGATATAGCATCTACTGCGCTAGACACAGTGGGACAGGGTACAGGAACTGACGGAGTATATACTACGTGCGATTTCTTTGGGTGCATGACAAATATATACTATCCATGGGATCAATTAACACAGTGTATCAAGGACTATAGTGAACTGTCAGGAGTACAAGCACTATTCAATAAGATAACAGATATATATAACTTGCTAAACGGTGGTGGACCATATACTAACCTACAAAATTTAATTAATGATGTTAATATATTGTCAGAAATTATACAACGTGACAATACAGTAAAAGCCAATAAGATTAATGCAATATATAACGAATTCGGAATTAGGCTCAACAAAGAGCAAAATGCTAGAGACTTAGCATTACCCAATGGTACTAAAAACTTAGTTACAACTGTTAGTGATGTTTATGGGTTTATTGATAACTTAAATCAATATGCACTAGAAACAGAACAGTATGAAACTGCACAATTTTTAGAATCAATTAGTGACAATACTTTAATAGGAGGAACTAGTCTAATCGCAAGTATGCGTGAAATACGAAATGCCCATCGATTGGGTCTCGCCGGCGTGGAACTTGACAATGATGTTGATATCCCCGACCTAGCTGTGAACCGTGCACCGGGGAAAGCTACAATACCCACAATAGACTTAGCAGGTAATCCAGGAACTAAGACAGTTAATTATGTCTCAGGCGCCGGAATTGCAGGAAGTCTTGGGGGTAGCCCAGAAGTATTGCTTATTCCTACTAATTTGAATATACTTACAATTAATACTGGGCCTACTATTCTATTGCCTGAACAAGCAGTACAAGACGTTATTCGTTGTAACTGTGATTGTTGGGACATGTTAGAATGACGTTCTAATACATACGACAATAGAGATAGTTACTATCACGATATAATTGTGATAGAGTGTTCATCGATACCTTTAAAAAGGTTATCAGAAAGGAAACTTATGAAAACACTACACCTTAAACATTTTTTAATGTTATCATTCTTTTTACTATGCGCTACTATGACAGTAAACGTAGATACTAGAAATGCTGTTATGGATACTGAAAGAAAAATAGCTAAAATGGTAGATCCAAAACAACTAGTATGTTTAGCAACAGCAATATACTATGAAGCCGGAGGCGAAAGCATAATCGGAAAAGCGGCAGTAGCTAGAGTAGTGATAAATAGAGTAGAGCATGGATTTGCTAGCAACCCATGTAAAGTCGTATATCAAACAACTACTATAGATGATAGAAAATTGTGTCAATTTAGTTGGGTATGTGAGGATAAACCTAAACCAAGTGAGAACAACCCTAGATATCAAACATCAAAACAAATTGCATATGATGTATTGGCGAATGACGCTTACACAGAAGTAGTACCTAAAACTACTTTATTCTTTCATAACTTAACAGTGGATCCAATGTGGCCCTATCACAGAGTTAAGCAAATAGGTAATCATATCTTTTATAGTAAAAAGAAACCACCAGAGGCTAAAAAATAATCATGGCATATTCAACTAAGGTAATCGAACATTATGAAAATCCCCGGAACGTCGGCTCTTTTGATAAGAGTGATACTGATATTGGTACTGGTATGGTTGGCGCACCAGCATGCGGGGACGTAATGAAACTTCAAATTAAGGTAGAAAATGGCATCATCAAAGACGCAAGGTTCAAAACATACGGTTGTGGATCTGCGATTGCAAGTTCCTCTCTTATTACCGAGTGGGTTAAAGGCAAGACATTGGACGAAGCCGCAACTATTAAAAATTCAGAAATTGCTGAAGAACTCTCATTGCCCCCAGTCAAAATCCATTGTTCAATCCTTGCTGAAGATGCAATCAAAGCCGCAGTAGCTGATTACAAAAGCAAACATGATATCATTATCTGACAAAGCAAAAACAAAAATAGAAACTCTATTAAAGAGTTCCCAACATGTTGGGATTCGTATAGGGGTGAAAACGACTGGTTGTAGTGGATTAGCATATGTATTAGAGTATGTAAAAGAATACGTTAGTGATCCTACTACTATCAACTATGCTCAACCTAACTTTTGTATATTAGTAGATAAAAAACATGATGTATATCTTAGAGGACTTACAATGGATTATGTCCGTAATGGACTAAACGAGGGGTTTGAGTTTAGCAACCCGAATGAACGTGACCGCTGTGGATGCGGAGAAAGTTTTAGAATATGATAACAATAACAGAATCAGCACGTAATAAAATTGCGGATATTATAGCAGAAGAAAATAACCCTGATATTAAACTACGAATGTTTGTGCAAGGTGGCGGATGCTCAGGTTTCAGCTATGGGTTTACATTAGATGAAATGAAAAACGATGATGACTTTGAATTTGAAGCCGGCGTTACTGGTGTATTAGTAGATGCAATGTCTGCACAATATTTGCAAGGTGCACAAGTAGATTATATAGAGGATCTAATGGGCGCTGAATTTAAAATATCAAATCCAAACGCCCAATCAACATGCGGCTGCGGTAGTAGCTTTAGTGTTTAATACGTGTAATTAAACTTGTCACAGTCAATTTCAAATAGTTTTCTAATCATTTCACGTGACTCAGTAGTATAATAATCACGGTATTCATGGTGATTATTAGTCTTACTAATGTCTGGAATACTTAGATAGAAGTTTAAATACCCTTGTAGTATTACCATGTCTTGTTCTAAGTTCTCAGCCTTAAGAATAAAGTCAACTGTAGTATCACCATCAGTTATAAACTCATTCATACTAGTAAATCTATTAAACCATCTTGGGAACTCAAATACTACTTCGGGGTTGCAATAGTCAGCTATCCATTCGTTGAACGGTTTCAAATCCATTAGTTGTTTATCGTTCCAGTCTAGCCAATAACCTTCTTCATTAATCTTCTTATAAAAACTATACAATCTCATCCATGGATTACGCACTACAGTAAATGTCTTTGCTGTAGGATAATGCTCACGTATAGTTTTTAGATTAGGATGGTCAACCATCCATTCATCTTCATCTTTAATATCAAAGTTTGGCTTTAAATATTCTTCAATCAATATTTTCATACCCATACCAGTACGTGGTATATGTACATAACTTAGCTCCGGCTTCTCAATATATATTGCACCCATAATTAAACCTTTATTACCTTTATAATTAAACCCATTAAATCCCACTCATACCATCGCTCACCCGAATAATATCTCTGCGGATTGTTATGATGATTGTTGTGCCAACCATCACCCAAGCTGAACAGATTGGCTATCCAGCTATTAGTACTCATATCGTATTTATCGTGATTACGGTACCCGTGAAAATGTCCTAAAACATTAACCATACCTATTATAAAATATGTCATCATTGCAGGTATAATGTAACAGTAGATTACTAATAGTGGATTAATTAACAATAACCCTAAACATGTACCTAGGATAATACTAAAATAATGTCTATATATAAATCTATGCAACGGATCACGCACTAGATCCTTAGCATTATCTATGCTTATGTGTGTGACTTTCCAATTAAACCCTAGCCAAACTTCAATTGCTTTCTTATAAGTAAACATTCCACCATCATAAGGGCTATGAGGGTCTAGATCCATATCACTGTGTTGATGATGCACTCTGTGTAATGCTACCCAATTAATAGTGGGTCCTACACTACTATATACACTTAGTAAGCATAATGTATTTTCTAACCATCTATGTGTTTTAAAGCTACGATGACTTAGCATTCTATGTAATCCTATTACCACGGCTATAGGACCAATAAAGAACCAACACAATAATGATACTAATAGCCAGGAATAGTCTTGTGTATAAAATACATAGATAAACCCTAGTATTGCAAATACAAAGTTGAATAATTGTAATAACTTAATCTTGTCGTTCATTTTCCCACCTCTAATAATAGCCACTCATTGTCTAATATAGTTTTTGGATTCCATTTAGTAAAATCCCCCTTATATACATAATTCTGCCAGCATTTCTGTACGTTATGCGGACATGTTTGTATATATCCCTCACCCAAAGTCCAAGCATCATTGCTGGCACTATTCATACTACTAACCCAGGCGTCCCACCAACGCTTATTAGGTCTACCCTCACGGTTCTGCATACTAATAAAATAAGTCTCAAACTTATTAACTCTTATTAGATGATTTACTAATAAATCAGCAATACGGAACGCATCAACCATTTGTGTACGTGTCATTCTAAACTCCGGAAACGTATATAATCTACTACACATTTTAGCTACGTAGTCAGGATATCTACCGTCGTTAAATACCCCGCACATAACCATAGGTCTCATTGTGCTAGCTTGATATACTACCCCATACCCATGATGATTTTCTACAATTAAATTCTCACGGGTATAATTGTCTCTTAACCAATTATCCTCAAGTAAACAAATATCACGTACATGTTCAAATTCAGCACAGGATTCTGTATATACTACTACTAGTGTATCCTCTAGGCTATATTTATTCATCAGATATTTAGTAAATAAATACGTTATGAAAGATAATTTACTAACAATACTAAACTTTAAAGTTGACACCAAAGAATTAACTGAATATTTTAACATAATTAATGATAATTACCAGCATTTAAAATGGAACTTTGAAGTCGGGGGCGACACTATCACGGATGAATGGCGCCAAAGAATGACAGCAGAACCAGCTACATTATTACCATATGGATGGGCAATACAAAGCAATATCCCAGACTTAAACGAACCCTGTCCCCCATACAATATAACTACACATGAACGTGTAGAATACCGTAATACTCAGATGGCTTTTGGTATTATTAACAGATTACAAGAGATTATGCCCTATGCATATCGCTGGAGTATTAGCGTACAACCTCCCGGGGGTAAAGTATCAATGCACAGCGACCAGGAAGATGAATATACTATATGGATTCCAATACAAGGGGATTCTAGTGCTACCATTACATATGTAATAGACGATGTTAGTTATCCACTAGTATTACCCCCTACAGGTAATCTATATCTATTAGATACTACATACAGTCATTATACTATTAACACCGGACATATGGATCGTGTAGCCATTATCTTTAGAATTAATCAAAGACATACTATTAAACTAATGAACATTAAGGGTATAATATGATATATGAATATTACTATAATCGTGTACCGGGCGAAGAACCCTGGAGAAACAATTTAATATATACTAGCTTAATGAACACGGATAAAACTGTATTTGTTAAATGGTATAACAATGATACAGAATATCATAAGGGTCAGAATCAAGTTGTAGATCCAGAACTAATGCAAGAGAAATGGCTACGTGAATTAAAATACTATAAACTAATGCATAGTGCATTCCCAAACTTAGTTCCTAGGATATTAGATATAGATGAATCAAATCGTAAACTATACTTAGAAGTACAGGGTGTAGACTTCTGGCAATGTAGTTTAGACAATAATACAGACTTTGACGGAGTATTACCCGACTGGCGTGAACAAATGCTAGATATATTAAAGGCACATAAAACTCTAGGGTTATATAAGTTTAGTATGCATCCTAGCAGTTATTTTATAATTGACGGTAGACTACGCAGTATTAATTACTTCTTTACATATCATGTAAATGAACCATTAATCAGTATTGAAAGTCATACTAGTCATATATACAGTACAAGACAAGAACAAATGAAACAATATACAGATAGTTTAGGTATTAGCTGGACTGACCCTCAACCATTTAATGTATTACAGAACTTATGCTGGGATAGTTTTAGAACTAATTATCCAAGTGATTTTATAGAAAGTGCGAAACAAGTATGATTAAAGGAATTAACGGACAACCCTATGTTGATATGAGTAGTCATATTAATATGGATAGATTTATAGAATTACAGCCGGAAATTTTTAGAGGCTTTAGCGAAGCACGTGAATTTGCTAAAGAAGGCACATGGATGACCCCTGCATTTCGCATAGAAGATATGAGTTATATGCTTAATTGGAAGCCTATATATAAAGCTATTGAAGAATTTCTAGCATTACCTGATGACGATCCTATTAAGTTAGGGGGTATTGATTTATACAGAGACTTCCACGACTTCCGTGTGCGTAATCGTTTCACAAGATATATTAAAATGGCTATGGGTGCATACGATCCGTATATCTATTATTTCTTGTGGGAACAGGGTAGCTGGGATGATAGAAGTCAACCACGCAAACTAACAGAAGAAGCACAATATTTTCCGGGTGTAGTTAAATGGATTGAAGATATGATTACTGACAATATCTTTGAACATGTTGGCCGTGTTATATTCTTTCATTGTGAAGCGGATGGTATACCTTTCGAACACAGAGACTTAGATGGGACTAAAGGCCTACATAGTTATAGCCCGCATCGTAATGAGTTTATGCATATACGTCCTGACTTACGTAAACCCTTCTATCTATGGGATCCGGAAGCAAACGGCAGAACTTATATCAATACTAAAGCCGCATGGTGGAATGACCAAGACTGGCACGGTGGAGATAGAATTATGCAACAGAGTTACGGCTTACGCATCGATGGTGTATTTACACAACAATTCCGTGACAAATTAGGCGTAGGACATTTAGATAGTTATTAATGTACGATATTATATTGTTCGGGGACATGCCCGACTTAGATACTTATAGTCGCAGTACAGGTTGTCATAGAATAGCCACAGAATTACGCAAACATAATTATAGCGTATTAGTAGTTGATTACGGCAATTATATCAATTTAGACAGATTTAAACAACTAATTGATTTAACAGTGGGCCCCAATACATTATTTGTAGGGTTTAGTAGCACCTGGTATCCCTGGCAATTAACTAACGGAGACTATGCTATTAATGAGCCTAGTAAGCCGCATAATAAGTATACTGGCCCTGTCATAGATGACAGTGTACAAGTTAATTTTGCTAAACATGCTATTGTACAATATACTGAATATATAAGAAAAGCTAACAATAACACTAAAATCATATTGGGCGG